GTGGGTGTATCAGCGCACCAGTGATAAAAAGGTGCGCTCTCCGTATAGAGGGTGATAATAACTAATCGCATGGAAAATTTATCGGTGGATTAGTCTGTCGCCCGTAGTTTTGTAATTTTTCGTTAATTATTTTAGGAGTGCCGCCATGAAAATCAAACAAACAGCCATTTTGACCGCAGTAGGCGCAGGTGCAGCAATCGCAACTGATGAAACTGGATTCCTTCCAGGCATGGAAGTCCCAGTTGTACTCGCCTCGCCTGGCGGCGCATTCACCGGTTCTGCTATCCTGCAAACATCCGAGGATAACGCTACTTGGGCAAATGCGGCTGGCGCAGTTGCTGTGACTAGCGCTGGTGTTGCGATCCAGAGCATCACGCTGAAGCAGTTTATGCGCCTGAACGTAACTGCATTTACCACAGGAAGTATTCAGGCAACCGCGCTATCTAACGTCGGCTGATATGCTGCTTCAGGCGGATGATAGTAAGCTGGAGGCGCAAAACCAAACGGAGCGCGCGCACGCAAAACGCCTTCTGAAACGCATCTCATCTTTCGAGAGGGAGCTTAAAGAGCGCGGGAAATCGTGGTCAAAAGCGCGCCAGTACGCGAATTCCGGGAACGATGAAGATAAAGACGATGGGGAGGGCGGCCTGGTGCGCGTCAATCTCATCGGCTCGGTTGTGGATACGCTCTTGCCAAGCATCTACGCCAAAGCTCCGGAGATCGCCGTTACGCTTGATGATAAAATAAACTCAAGCGAATACGGTCTGTATCAAAAGTTTAGCCAAACCATGCAGGATGCGCTTAATGTTTTTATGGTCAAAGAGGCAAAACTAAAGGCGCGAGGTAAGTCAGCAGTCAGAACCGCCATCACCACAACAATAGGTTGGACTAAAATTGTTTTCCAAAAAGATGTTAGGGAAGATCCTGTTATTCGCGGCCGTATCAATGACACACAGGATAACATAGAGCGCATCAAGACATTGATCAAGGAAACAAACCAAGAAGGCGGAGAGTGTGCGGAACACGAGGCAAAACTGTTCGAGTTGCAACAGCAAACTGAATCACTGCAATCCGAAATCGAAGTGGTGGTATCAGAAGGTCTTGTAATTGATTCGGTGGCCGCAGAAGATATTATCATTCTGGATGCATCATGCAGAGACATTGATGATTTTGACCAAGCGTCCGAAATTGCGCACCGGATTTACATGTCCGTGGAAACATTCAAGACGCAGTTCAAGATTGATCCACCAAAAAATGCCAGGATGTATAAAAGCTCAACAGGTGATTCTGATTTGACCTCCTACGAGGTTGATGGTGATGATAAACTGGTAGTAGTATATGAGGTATGGAGCCATAAAGACTTGACCGTATATACGCTGGTAGACGGATGCCACCAGTACATCCGTAAACCATATCAGCCTAAGATGCTAGGCCAGCGCTGGTATCCTTTCTTTGCCTTACAGCTTCGCCGCGTTACCGGAATTAAGTATCCGTTGAGCTTGGTTGAGCTGTTAATTGAACTTCAAGACGAATACAGCACGCGGCGCACAAATGCAGCGGAGCATCGCAAAAAGAACATCCCTGTGAGGCTGCTGAATAAGGCATCCGGTATCACCGATGAAGAGGTATCAAACATCGCAAACCGCTCCATCACAACTGATGTGATAGGCGTTACTATGGATAGGTCAGAGCCACTTCAAAGTCAGCTTGGAAGCCTGCCGGAGATACCATATAACCCGCAGATGTACGATACCGCAGATATTATGCGAGACATCGAGATGGTTGGTAACACGCAAGATGCATCGCGTGGAGCAATCAATAAGGCAAAAACTGCTACCGAAGCAGAAATTATGTCTATGGGTATGCAGACAAGGACATCCGAGAGTATAGATGTTATTGAGGACTGGCTTACCGAACAATCAATCTATTCCGCCCAGTTGCTGCTACAACACGTATCGCCGGAGCAGATCAAAGAGCGTTTTGGAGAGGACGCTGTTTGGCCTACGCTTACCAAGCGCGAGATGTTCGCTATGGTTAATATCAGTATTCGTGCTGGCTCTACGGCGCGCCCCAATAAAATACGAGAGCGCGATCAGTGGATACAGGTCATGCCGATCATACAATCCGCTCTTGAGAAGGTCATGCTGTTCCGCCAACAAGGCGCGCATGATATGGTTGAAACCACTATCAAACTAATGGACGAAACCCTGAAGCGATTCGACGAGCGCATGGATGCAAAAGCCTTGCTTGGGATTAAGGATAAAAATGATGGGGAAGAAGTAAAAGATAACGGAATAAATCCTGAAGCTCAAGCGCAAATGCAACAACTTCAACAGCAAACTGCGGCCATTGAGCAACGGAAGGCAATGATAGATGAGCAGGAGCGCAACCTTGATAATGAGCGAATCAAGTTCGAGGCTGAGCGTAGAGTGGCCGAGGCTGAGGCAAAGCTCGCATACGAAAGATTAAGGAACTACCATGATTGAAAAATTGCCAATCAGGCGGGCTATATCAATCTTGATTCTGCCGTTCGTCTAGATGTCAAACCTCGCAGCACTATCCCGCCACTTTTGTTCCACCTTGATAGCTGATATGGCACATCATACCAGCGCTCGGAGTTAATTTTACGCCGCAACGTGCTTTCTTTAAGCGATCCTCGCCCGAGGTTGTAAGTAAAATCAATAATCGCGGCCAGTCTTTCCGGTGTATCAATATTGGGACATAGCTTGATGACGGCAGGAAGGTATCGCGTTTCAATCATCCATAATAACAAATCATTGGCCTGATCTTTTGTGATTGGAGCGTCTTTCAGGGTAACTGTAGTGCCATCTCGATAATAAGTTGCGCCATATCCTATTGTTGCAACTCCTGCTGGACATAGGTATGGCGTTAAGTAGCACCCCTCAAACCATTTGCATAGCTCCGAGGCAATTTCTGTCGCCATCCTGATATTCATTTACCGCGTTTTCCAAGCGATCTATCGGCTACATAAACGCCAAGAATTGAACTTGCCAAGTCTCTATCCCAGTCGCTCAACAAAAAGCCGTTATGCATAACCTCAAACACCACAATCGAGATTGCCATAGTTGCCAATAGTGGCCGTATTGACCCATTCCAAACATCAATAAATTTTATTCCTGTGCTGCGACCGACCGCAGTTACAGCCTCTTCCCAAGCTGCCGCGTCGGTGCGAGCAAGGTCTGCATCTGCTTGCACCTGAATGGTTTTTATACCAAGGTCTGCTTGTATACGGATAGATTCCAGATTACGTGTATGCTGCGCCGCTTCGAGGTCGCCTTGCATTTTCATACGCTCGACCTCCATTATGTGTTCCTGTTTGCGTGTAAAGTACGCCGATACCTCACCCCAAATCATACGGAATGCCGACCCACCCAAAAAAGAAATTAACGCGCTCATATATTCTCCAATCCACGTTTAGTAAGTTTTATTTATCTGCTTTTCCATACAGCTTTGATTCGATTTTATCGAGTTTTTGAAACAAAGTGCCAATCGTTTTTTCAATTTCATCACGCCTGATATAACCACCAACTACAAGGATTTCTATTTTCTGTACTTTGTCGGCCAGATGACTGTCCGTATCTTTTAATTCCTTCATTGAATCGGATAGTCCTCGAACCCAGATTCCGCCGAAGAATGTCACCAATCCAAGCAATGTATTGATTACTGTTTGAAAATCCATTTCACTTCCTTAAATGCGCTCATCGTATAAAACTTACCAAGAATAGCCTGCCAAATACACTACAAACGCGCCCAGCGGCAGCATAGCAAACATAATGATTGAGGCGAACAAAATCAAAGTCCTAGATTTGCTTTCTCCGCCCTACCCCAAGCACGGCAGTCTTCGACAAACGCGTTATAGGTGTCAAATTCAGCCGATGGCGCGGTACGCAGCAGCTTGATTTCATCCGCCGTGGTATAGCGCTCAGCAATGGCATTTGACACGCGTCGGTTGATCAGTTTAATGTGAGGGCTGAGTAGTTTCAACGCGGCTGACTGTCCAGTCGTTAGCACAACCGGATTGATGATACTGGCCGAAATTTCGGCAGGCTGATCAGTCGGCAGTGTTATGCCATCCGGCAGGCAG